GGTCGTAGAACCGGCCGGTGATGGTCGCGGCCGTGCCGACGAGGATCTGTTCGTCGGCGACGACCGTCACGGCGGTCAGTCCTTCGGCGCTGCGGCCCGACGGGCGCGCGGCTTGCTGGTGGCCGCGGTCTCCGGCGCCTCGACGGCAGCAGACTCGACGGCAGCCTTCTTGGCCGGCTTCGACTCGTCGGCGACGGCGAGACCGTTCGCGACGAGGAGTTCGGCTTCGTCCTGGGGGAGGTCGATGGACTCGCCGGGAGCGGGCCAGTCGACTCCGTTGCGGGTGCCCGCGATGCGAGCCCTCATCGTCACGCGCACCGCGAGACTCCTTCTGGTTGTGGGTGGCGACGATCGGGGCGGGGACCGAGGTCCCCGCCCTTCACGTCAGACGGTCAGACCGTCAGGGTCAGGTCGCGGCCCCGACGAACACCTTCACGGCGCCCGTCTGATCGGCGAGGATGCCGTCACCCCGCACGATCGCCCGGAACGTGACGAGGTCGCTCTGGAAGGCGAAGTCGTCCGACCGCTCGAAGCGGACGCCGCCGGCGAGACGGACGTGGTAGGCGGCGATGTCGCCGAAGATGACCGACTTCGCCGAGGTCGCCACTGCGGCCACGTTCGGGTCGGTGTACACCGGCTTGCCGAGGAGCAGGTCCGGCGCACCCACGGTCAGGCCCGGCTGCCACAGGTAGTTGTTGTCGGAGCCCTTCAGCTTCCGCACCCGAGCGACGGTGGCGTCCCGCATGATCCAGGCGCACGACGTCGAAGCCCGGTAGGGGGAGATGACCGAGTAGTAGAGGTCGATCAGCTCGTCGGCGGTGAACGCACCGGAGGCGCCGGTGGTGGCACCGGTGACGCCGGTGGTCGCGGTCTGCACGATGCCCGACGGCTTGCTCGACGCGTTGCCGGTCACCAGGTCGGTGCCGAGGGCGTTGCCGACGGCGCGACCGGCCTGGCGGGCGAGGTAGCCCAACAGGTCGAAGCCGGTGTCGGCGACCAGCTCGGAGGAGACCTGGATGCTGAGCCCGTACTTGTAGGCGCCGAGGGTCCGCTTCGCGAACGCCGGGTCCGACTCGGTGAGGGTCGAGCCCTCGGTGATGAGCGCACCCGAGGAGTGCGCCGTGGTCACCGGGATCTCCAGGTTCTCACCGCTCGCCGTGGTGATGATCGTGGCGCCCGCCTGGAGGATGGCCGACACCTCGATCATGTGCTCCCACACGGAGCTGGCGAAGCTCGTCGGCACGGTGTTGCCGCCGGCGGTCGCGGTGCCCTTGGTGAGGTCGCGGGACTCGAACGGGACGGCCACGGTGCGCAGCTCGCCGCGGCCCAGGGCGCGCAGCTCGTCCTCGACGGACAGCTCGGCGACCGGCGCCTCGGGGGCGTCGACCGGGCCGAACTTGGCCATCGCGGCCTCGATGTCGGCGGTCCGCTTCTCGGCGTCGAGGAGCACGGCGATCCGTGCGTCCATCGCCTCGATCTCGGCGTTCGCCTTCTGCCAGGACTGCTCCTCCTCACCGGAGAACTCGCGGTCCTCGGCGGCGACGGAGTCGGACAGGGCGCGCATCGCGGCCCAGGCCCGCTGACGGGCCTCGTGGAGCTTCTGCAGCTCGTTCATGGGGGAACCCTTTCGGGGACGTGCCGGGCGCGTCAGCGTCCACGGCGAGTGAGATGGGAACAGGTGCCGACGGCGTTGCGCGCGGGTCAGCTGAACGACGGGTTCTTGCGGCCCCGTCTGGCCGTCTGCGCTTCCTCGCCCGGTGTTTCGCACGGGGGCTCGGGAGCTGGATCCTCTGCCGTGACCTCGGGGAGGTCGCGGAGGATGAGGTCGGTGAGTCGGCCGGCGGCAGCAGCCTCGGCCACCTGCTCGAACGGCAGGTCGACGAACTCGGAGAACGAACGCAGCGCCACCGCGGCGCCGCCGTCCTGGGTCTGCAGGTACGCCGGGGACGCGACCGGCCCCAGCTCGTACAGCACGACGTCCTCCAGCGTCCGCAACGGGAAGCCCGAGTCGGTCGTGTCCCACGAATCGGCGCGCACAGCGAAGCTGAACGACGAGCCACGCACCATGCCGGAGCGCACCTTCGCAGCGACACGCTGCGCGTCCGGGTCCGACGGGTCGAGCTGCATGGAGTACGACAGGCCACGCTCGTCGGTCGCCAGCACCAGCGTCCCCGACTCGGTCGTCGCAAGCAGCGTGTCGAGGTTGTGGTTCCACGCACCGAGCACGTTGCGCTCCGAACGCGACAGCGTCCCATCGAACGCCGACGGGTCGACCTGCTCGACGAACCCGCCGAGGTTTTGGGACAGCGTGTTGAACACCGCGGCGTAACCGGACAGCGACAGGGCGTCGCCCTCGGCACGCAGCTCGGGCGCGTCAACGTGACGGTATGAACGAAGTTCACGCACCGGGAGCACCTCCGAAGGTGGCGGGCGAATCAGGCAACGGGCCGCGGTCCTCGAGCTCACGCACCTCGTCGACCGTCAGGAAGCCGGACGACAGGGCGGTCGCGTAGGACGCGTACCGGGTGGGCAGGTCGGACCGGAGGAACGCACCGGTCGCGAATCGAACGAACTGGGGACGCGGCACGTTCGCCGTGAGCACCTCTTGGATCAGCACCAGCTCGGCGTTCATCGTCGACGCCATGAACGACGTGAGCCGGTCGGCCAGGTTCTGGTAGGTGAGCGACGACCCGCCGCCACCGAGACCGACCCAGGCCGGGTCCACTCCGAAGATGCGACAGATGTCCCGACCGGCGTGCGCCATCGTCTCCAAGAACTGCGAGTCCTCGGCGTCGACACCGACACGCTCGTAACGCAGCCCCGAGCCGAGCACAGCCGGGCGACGCTTACGCCACGACGACTGCACCGACGCCCGGATGCGCTCGGCGCCCTCGGCGTCCAGCTCGGCGTCCGCGTACAGGATCGCCGACGGCACCGCCGAGTTCTTCAACCAGTCACGGCCGAAGTCCTGCGCCCGGTGCGACAGCTCGACGAGGCCGGAACGCTCCAACGGGGAGATGCCCAACGGTGAGCCCGGCACCGGGAACCCCGGCACCAGGAACACGTCGTCGGCCGGGATCGGCTGGCCCTTGTAGGAGTAGGTGACGTCCGCGCCGTGGTACTCCTGCTTCGTAGCGACCTTCGTCGGGTCGAGCCACTCGACCGCCGTCGGCCACCCAGCAGCGTCACGCGACACGATCATCCCGAACGCGTTGCCCCACAGGTCGCGACTGATCGACAGCTGTCGAAGCCACTGCGACCGCGGCAGCTTTGACGGTGACTCCACCAGCAGCGGCTGGCGTGGCACCTCGACCGGCAGGCCGTCAGCCCCCAGCCGGTACGCCTTCAGCGGCAGCTGCGCCAGCGTGTTCGCCCGCAGGTTCACGCACGCCACCACCGCCGACAGCGCCAGCGAGTCCCTCGACGCCCGAGCTTCCGGCGCCGGCCACGCGTCGCCCCGACCCCACACGTCCTGATACGACACGTCCCGACGCTCCTGGCGTCCGAGTCGGCCCAGCACTAGGCACGCTCCACAGCGAGACCGAACGCGACGAGCGCGACACCGGCCACGGCGAACCCGAGCGCCGGAGCGATGAACGCCCCAGCGACCGTCAGCGCGACGGCACCCAACACCTGGAGGACAGCGGCGACAACCTGCACGAACACCCCTCCAGGGTCAGAAAGCGAAGACAGGACGCCGCTGGCGGTCCTCAGTCGTGCCGTCCGAGACGGCCTGCCCGAGCGCCTCCACAGCGAGGATCGCTGCGACGTGGGCGTCGATGAACCGGGCGTGGCCGGCCTTGTCGGGGCGATACCCGCCGCGAGCCCGTCGCCGCTGCGTGTTCGCAACGTGACGGTCCAACACTTCAGTCCCGGTGTGGCCGATCTGACCGGCCCGCACCATCGTCGACCACCTGTCGACCGCGGCGACCATCCGGGCGTCGGACTGCGTCGGGAACATGGCGACGACCTTGTCGCCGAACTCCGCAGCCCACTCGTCGATCTCGGTGCGCCAATACGGGGGGTCGGCCAACAGGCGCACCACCCGGAAGTCGGCGAACGCCTGGGCGACCACCTCACGCACCTCATGGCGAGGAACGCGCCAGCCCTTCACGCCGTCGCCTGGGTGCTCCCACACGCCCA